CCCTGTATAGTGGCGGGGAGTTCAGTGTAAGTACCTGGATTTACGTGAATGATTGGTCCTATCGCAATGGCTACAATAAGGCGATTCTATCCATTGGCGGACCGACCATTGATACCCTACGGGTCTATTTGGGGGCCCAGAAGCCTACGCTCAAGATTCGGGTGAATACCAGCCAAGGCTCTAGTGGTACGAAGTTGGCCAATAAGAATGCGAAGGAGGGACTCTATACGAGTCTTCAGACGGATTCGGGCATGCTAGATTCTACGGCGAACTGCGATATCCCCAATGTAGAATTTCAGCGATGGGTGTGTATTGTGGTGGCCATTAATGGAAAGACCTGTGATGTCTATATGGATGGTAAGTTGGCCCGTTCTTGTGTTCTGGAGAACTACTATAATGTGGATTCGGCGTATGCCTTGACGGTGGGTGAGGCAGGGGGCTTCGGCGGCAACATTACTACGACGCAGATGTATGGCTATGCCTTGAGTCCGGATCTCGTATATCATAACTATATGGCGGGTCCTATGCCAATTACTAATTTTATTGGATATTTAGCGTCCTTTTTCCAGCCTACAGTCTAGGTCTAATATCATACATATCATACATACATTTCTTGAATTAGTATTACTCATTCAAGAAACATATAGTTAGATTATTTCAACACAAACTATAGAGGAATCCCATGGACTTTGGTATGGGAAATAGTACAATAGCAAATGCCAGTTCTAATCTGAGTTCTAACCCTGTTGTTCTTCAATTGGTAATTGCCACTGTCGCAGTGGTGGTTGTATATGTGGGTCTTGGCTCCTTAGAGGGATTTCAGGGCTTTATCAAGCGTCTTCAAATGGCCAGAACAGAACTCCTGCCCATCACCTATAATATGACGAACAAGACCTTCCAGATTACGCAGAATCCCAATATTAAGGGTTCCAATCCGGTCAATCCCTCCAACAATGCCATGACGGGGACGGAATTCAGTTATTCCTTTTTCTTGATGGTGGCACCCGGCTCGTTCAAGGGGGACGCGGGGCTCACCCACATCTTCCACAAGGGAAGCCCTCAAGAGTTTCCTTTGTTGGGCCCCGGTGTCTTTATGGCCGCCAATACCAATACGCTCATGGTCTACATGAACTCCTATGATAAGTTCAATAACTGTGCGAAGGTGGAGAACATTCCTGTGGGGAAATGGGTCCATGTGACCATCACCTGCGAGTCTTCGGAACTCTTGGTCTATATCAATGGAAACATCAAGACCCGTCTGCCCTTTGAGAAGACGCCCCCCTATCAGAATTACGGCGACATCTATGCCTTCTCCCAGCGTATGATTACCTTGAGGGGGAGCCAGATTCCTGCCATTGGGGGTACCCAGGATGTCTTCAATGTGATGGGATGTGCGGGAGGTATGTTGAGTCGTCTGTACTACTTCAATTATGCCCTGTCCTATTCCGAAATCACCTCGCTCATGAATGAGGGGCCTTCTTCAACCATTGATGGGACACAGGGGGGCATGCCGGCACCCTATTTGAGGGATAACTGGTGGACGGCCGACTTTGCCACATAAGTTAGCGCGCGGCGCTAACTTATAGAGAAAGATGAGGTATCGGACGCAAAGCGTCCGATACAATATCGCATTGCGAGTGCCGTCATTTGATTATTGCTAAGCAATAATCATCCGCACACGGTTATTATACAATATATCCCATAACATCCCTATGCGCTTTTGATAGACTATTAAATAGCCCATCAAAATAGTGTAATGCCATCCCCCCATATTTGAGATATAACTGGTGGATAGTTGAGTTCACTACGTAGGCTACTGTATATTACTATATATTTTTATATCTTGACAAAAATTGGCAATATATAAATTTGATGACTGTAAAGAAACACTCAAATTATTAGATTATAAATGGGATACATTTATCTTATCACCAATACTGTGAATAATAAACGATATGTCGGTCAAACACTATGTGAAGATATTGAAACAAGATGGAAACAGCATAAAATACATAAACCAAGATCAGTTGGAAGATATATATATAATGCTTATAAAAAATACGGTATAGATAAGTTTAAATTTCAAATAATTTGTATATGTTTTGATGAAGATTGTAATAGGTTTGAAGAAGAATATATTAAAAATCTGAATACTTTAGCACCAAATGGATATAATCTTCAAACAGGTGGTAATAATTTTAGGACACATCCAGATACGAAGAAAAAACTATCTGAGATAAATACAGGGAAAAAACTATCAGAGATAACAAAGAAAAAACTATCTGAACTCAGTAAAGGTAAAAAAAATTCACAATTTGGTAGAAAATGGACACAGGAAGAAATAGATGCCATATGGACTCCAGAGTTTAGAGAAAAAAGAAGTAAACAAATGTCAGGTGTAAAAAGTAATAATTATGGAGTAAAATCAATAAATAGGAAAGCAGTAGGAATGTATAGTATGAAAGATGAACTACTTAAGACATTTGATTGTATAACAGACGCAAGTAAGGAAACTGGAGCAAGTCAGGGAAGTATTTCTGGAGTATGTAGAGGAACACAAAAATCAGCAGGTGGATATCTATGGAAATATATAGAATAATTATATATTACCTACGGCAGAAATTAAACGACTACTATTTTTGTTAATAGCGATATATATATATATATATCATACATTCATTCATATAGCATATTATTAAGACAATTTTATTCATATAATTATCTTAATATATTCTGCGGGACAATATAAGCATTATTACCCGTATCATAATAGTGAATGCCAGGAGGAGGACTCTTTGTTCTTGTAGCCTACGGGGCCCAGAACATTCTTCTCAGTGGCAACCCCGATTTTACCTATTTCTATAAAACCTACAAGAAATACGCCCATTTCTCCGAGGAATCTGTGACGCAAACCATGGATGGCCCCACCGAACTCTTCTACGATCAGCCCATCCAGGTGCGATTCAAGATTAAGCGCGTAGCCGACTTGGTCCGGGACATGTATCTAGTGGTGGATTTGCCCGATATTTACTGTAAATGGCTTAACTTGAATGATCTGAGTGGTAATTATGCTCGGGATCATCAACTGGATTTCAGTTGGACCCGCTACATCGGCTGTCAACTGATTCAGCAGGTCGGCATCTATATCGGCGGGCAACGAATCCAGGAGTTTGATGGAACCTACATGATTGCCAAGGCGCAGGCCGATCTAACCAACACAGACTTTGAAAAGTGGCGCCGAGCCGTCGGCGATATCCCAGAACTCTACGACCCCGCTGCCGGCGTTTATGCGGGGGGCAGCGCTGCCGGCGGCTATCCCCTAGTCTATCCGGATTCTCCAACCATGAATGTGAATCGCCCCTCTATCTTCGGACGCACCCTTCACATTCCCCTTCCCTTTTGGTTCACCGAATCCACCTTTAATGCCTTGCCCCTGCTCTCCCTCCAGTACCAGGAATGCGAGATTCAGGTCATCTTCAATCCCATTAACACTCTGTATCAGGTGAATGATGCCAGTGGCAACCGGGTCGCCCCCGGCTACTATCAGGTACCGGCAAGTCCGGCAGAACCCGGCAATGTCAGTTATGTGACCTCCAATTCTCCCTATGACAACATTGGCAACTTTCTAACGGACGTTGGCTATCCCATTCCTCTTATTCCGACCTGGCCCCTCAATCCCAGAATCACCTCCACCTATGTCTATTTAACGGACGAGGAACGCACTAAGTTTGCTGCCACACCCCTCCAGTATCTTGTCCGACAGGTCACCCTCTACGACTTCCAGAACATCACCAATCGGCAGTTCCTAGAACTCAAAACGCATAATCCAATTAATCGCTTGTTTATTGTTCCTTACCGGTCGGATTCCCTCCCCTTCCGAAACGATGTGGCGAACTGGTCCAACTGGCTCAATCCGGCTCAGGCCCCCTGGGTTGCCCCGCAACAATCCTATCCCACCTATATTCTGACAGGAGAGGCCACCGGTCAACTGATTCAAGTGGCAGGACAACAACCCATTGTCCAAAGCTTACGGGTTCTGGGGGACGGCAATGAACTCCAGGAGGAGAAGCCCATTTCCTATTTTACGGACGTGGTGCCCTGGAAGTATCTCACAGGGAATCCGGATCCCAACATCACGGTCTATCCTTTTGGCCTTCATAGTCCAAATACCCAGCCCGATGGCACCTTGAATGCTAGTCGGGTTCGTCTCCTTCAAGTGGACTTGAATCCCTATCCTCTTCTCGCCACAACGAATTACACCTATGAGGTCTATATTTATGTGGAGAACCTTAATTGGGTGACAGTGGGGTCCGGGTTGGGTGGACTCAAGTATGCGCTATAAGTTCCTTAGAAAGTGTGGTTCTGCTATCATGATATACTGTTATATAATAGGGTGTATCATGCTAGACAAGTTAATGAGTGGCACAGTAGGATTTGTACAAGACAATCTAAAAATAATTGGCAATTCCTATCCTGTTACCTTTATGAACGAGAAAGTTCGTGATATGATTGGGTGGAAAAAATCAGAGGAAACGGAGGAAATCGATGATGAACTGATTACAGATACCTTTAATGATTCCCCGACTTCTAAGCCAGGTGATTATATTTCAATTTATTCTATGTTTGACCGCACGTTTAAAGGTGAGAGACTGTCATTTTATCGATGGTTTTTATGTCTAGTTGGAATATTTATAACTGGATTTGTGATCCTTATGGTAACTAACAATATGATTATGTTACCAATGTCTGTCCGATTATTTATAACACTTTATATTCTCAATCTTGGTCTCTATACTGATTTTACAAGGCTCAATATGATTTATTATATTTTATTCGGGTATTTTGGCATCTTTCTATACCGTGCCTATTTACGAACAATGGATCCTAACGTATTAATTGTACCTTTTTACACATACGGTTATTTGCCTTTGAGAACAGCAAAAGGAAATTGGACAGATTCTATAAATAGCTTCTGGCTCTATTTACATGGGGGAGCAGGAGGACAAGATTATAATGAGATTGTGCGTTCTACAGAGGATTATATGATTGCCCAGAAGGCGTCCTTTCCTGACTATGATGCGCTAGAGAAGCAATTCAACTTGAAACCACTCTATGACAAGTTTGAGGACCATTTAATTAATATAAATCTACCTGGATTTATACCACCTCCCCCTCCTGTCTCCCCTGCGAACATAGGAAAGGCAAAAGATAACATTGTTGCGGCGACGAAAGTTACATCAATTATTGCTGCGAAACAATCTATAGATATGGCTAAAGCGGCATTGGATATGACCTCTAGTCCTATAGAGAAACCGTCACAGCAGTCACAGCAGTCACAGCAGTCACAGCAGTCACAGCAGTCACAGCAGTCACA